GGAATTGGGGCTGAAAGCATCTCATAGTCGTAGCCGACATCTGCAGTGTCATCGACGTTACGATCCATAAAGCCGGTAGACCCTTCCTTTTTGTAGATCATGATACTTCTGCTATTCGCAGTAACATCACGAGAGATAAGTAATACCTTCCTGTTAAAAATAACCGCTTGTGCGAGTATGTGATTCAAGGCATCGACACCATGCGACCTATGCACCGACCAGGATTTTAGAAGTGTATCGAATACAAAGTACGAAGCACCGGTTTGAACAGCGCCCTCAGAATCCAGGTATGCCGGGAATGGAATTATTATCCGATGATTTTTGTTGTCCCATACGCCGCTTATCAGAGCGAGATCGGTGCCCGCTAGTATCGGGGGCCGATTTTCCACCATATAGATCCATCTACGTTGAATATTAGCATTCACGCTTAGATCTATCGCCTGCTCTGACCCGTCGAGGAAGAGATCTCGCAAAGAGACAACACCGCTATCACAAAGAATGAGCGTGTCCCCCTGGTATTTAATATACGCGCTTGGGCCAAGTGGCCTGCCGATCTTTGCTTGGCCTGCGAGCGCCCATGATGCCGAGTCCGGATAGCTCCCAGAATAAAAAAGCACCTCCCCCGAAGCACATACAAACGCGAGATAGCTGCGATTCTCGGCGTTATTTGAAACCGTTATTGGGGATATGATGTAAATTTGGGTCTTCTCTTCGACTATCGAGGACAGGTCTACCGTTGTGACCGCGCCCGATATCGCATCGATTCCGCCGTAGTGATAAACCGCCCCGTCTGTTGACGCGAGTCCGAACTGGATTAGGTAGATTCTGTGATTGAATGACCCAGCTCCCCTAATGCCAGCCGTGCCCGGAAAGCCTGTAAAACCCGCAAGGGACCACGTTGCGCCGTCGTACACAAATCCAGGGGCGTAGTTTAATTCAGTGAAAAAATATAAGTGTTGGTTGAACACAAAGGGGAACATATTGGCATCGCCTAGCGACGCTGCCGAGGTGAACGCGACAGTTGAAAGATCCGTGGCATCGTAAATCTGCATTTTGCTAATGGTGCTGTTGTATATCGCAGCAAAGATCTCACCACCCAACACACCCAACGCCTTTGGGCTTTTTGTGTTAGCTGCAAAGGTGGTAACTGCATACTTAGAATCGCCATGCCGTAACGATATACCCGCTTGCGTGACATTGAAGTTGAGTAAATTCTCGCAAAAAGGATTCTGAAGCGCGGCGGTGGGTGTCTTGTCGTCCACTCCCGCATAGGGTGCTGGTAGATTCGCGGAGTTGGTCACTAGCGCCTCATCCCAGGTAGATAGACACCTGGAGAGCTAGTCCTAGATCGTGGGGGTATATTCGCGCCTTGTGCTGCTGCCTGCGCAGGTGTTAGTGGCACTGCTGGCGTCCGAGGCACTCCGGTAACTGGAGCTGTCGATTGAGCACCAACCTCAAACCCTTTCATCACGTTGTCGAAGTTAACTTTGGCTTTCTCATCGTCCGATATCTGGACTTCACCTTTGTGTGAATCGTAGAGATTTGAATCGATGTTTGCTTGAGTTACCGCCCGCCGTTGCTCTTCTGATAGCGATGCCCACTGCGGTCCGTAGACCCTGATATTTCCGTACACATGGGTAAGGTTCCCGGCATCGAGTCCACCAGACTTGTAATCGTCCCAGGTTCGATACTTATTGCCTTTAGTGTCACTGAATGGATGCTCTGGATCGGGAGGGGCCTCTTGGTGCTGAGCTCGAACGGTCTGCACGTATCCTTGGTATGTTGGGTCTTCGGTGCCAAATTGCAATAGCTGCCCGGTGTGCTCTTTCTGAACGCCGCGAGTCGATTGATGGAATATCTTTTTGTGAACTGCCTTACCGATGCCAAAATCAATTTTGTCGTTAAAGTTATTACTGCTTTTCATCCACGAATTGATTCCCTTCGTGGCCTTACCGCCAGAAACCGCATCAACTGCACCAAGAGCGGCATATGCTGCCCAGCCATAGGGCCCTAGAAACGGTAGTACCGCCTTAACTCCGTCTGTCTGGGATGCTGCAGCTCGATCATCAGTATTGCCCTCCGTGTTCATTACGTTCTGACCGACCTGCGCTGCTGCAACTCCAGCCCCTACAAACGGAGCGGCTTGGCTCAAACCTGTCGCAGAACCGCCATTAGCTAAGACACTTGCTCCTGCCGCTGCGTTGAACGCGCCTCCGACGATATTGGCACCGCCCGCAAGCTTCTGTCCGTCTTGGTATTGCTTGTACCCCGAATAGGCTTGAGCTGCTCCGCCCGCTATCTGTAGTCCGGAAACGATAGGGCTCTGAGTAGCTGGGATAAACTGGCCATCGGGTTGAACTATAGCCCCGTCATTTCCGACTATCGCGCCGTCAGACATTAAATGGCCCGGGGAGCCATCGGGCATCGCCGCGCTTCCAACTTCGGTTACTGGTGTTACGCCTACCAATTGTGGGGCTGCAGGAGCTCCGGTGGTCGGAGTAGCTGGGATAAACTGGCCATCGGGTTGAACTATAGCCCCGTCATTTCCGACTATCGCGCCGTCAGACATTAAATGGCCCGGGGAGCCATCAGGCATCGCCGCGCTTCCAACTTCGGTTACTGGTGTTACGCCTACCAATTGTGGGGCTGCAGGAGCTCCGGTGGTCGGAGGAGCTGTGGCACCCTGCGCCGCTGCTTGAGATGGCGTGGTAGGAGCTGCAGCGCCCGACGTCCCACGAGCGGGAACTGCCGGTGCTATAGTTTGACCGGTTGCACTTATCTGACTACCGTCCGACATAAATCTAATGCCGGATTTTACATCGACGTGCACAACGGTCGGGGGAGGGCTGCCCACTCCGGCCTTCATGGCTTCGTTAGCAAGTAGGATACCGCCTGTTCCGGCAATTACTGGCGTAACCTGACCCATCGGGCTATTAGCCTGCGCCTGCTGCTTTCTCTGTGCCTCTACCGCGTCTTTTTCGTCTTGGTGTTCTGAAATTGCAGCTGATGGGTTGGCTCTGAAAACTTTGCGCCCCGACGCATTGGAAGCTACCGGATCGTAAACATATCCAGGATATCCAGGAACCACGTACCAGGTTTGACCGCCAGGCGTTGTGACTTTCTCCCAGCTTTGGAATTTGCTGTAGTCAGTGCCAGGAAAAGGATCATTCTTTACTATCGCCACTATACGCCCCCTGTACCTGGCCATGAACCCACGGGAGTATTTGGCCAATCAATCGATCCGTTTATGTCGTACGCTGCGCTCACTACCGTGGCCCCATTCTGTCGGCCTAGTGCCGATCGGACCGAACTGCGCCACTTCGCATCGTAGGTTTGAGCAGACTGAAATTGTTGCTTCGCCTCGTACCAGGCCCAGCGCAACCCTTCGATAAACAACTCATCGTCTAGGATTACGAAATCAGTGTCAGCAGTGACGGGATACGGCTCGAAGTACGGTACCCATTCGGCTGTTCCGTCCGATATGGTTCCTGATGATCCGGTCAATCGAGCACTACCTGATGTTCCGGACGTTACGCAGTAGTAAATATTGTTAATGCCAGATCGGATATTGCCTAGAACGTAAGCAGTAGCGGGAGCCCAGTTTTGAGGCCAAACGTAATTCCTGGACACATACGCGATGGCGTATTGCGTGGTGTTATCCTGACCCGCTGGTGAAATCTGAAAATAACCTGCTGATTTTTGCAGGTAGGTATATGCACCAGTTGAGAATGTATACCCCTGAGCGCCGTTAATCTGATACCCAGCGTACGGACTGGATATATTAACCCCGTAGGTTTGGAACGCGAGTTGTGCGTTGGACAGTGGACCAGCTAAAGGAATCTGATTTGTCACACCCCACTGAGTGCCCGTGAGCATTCTCAGGAAATCGCCAGGGAGTTGGTAGTTTGCAACTCCCAACGATGTGGTGAACGTGTAAATTCTCTTGAGCTGGTCCCAGCCGTCTTGATACTCGAGTAGCTTGCCAGCAACGTACTTAAATAGGGATAGATACTGCCGAGCGCCTGGCGTGGTAGAGCCCACGTAACTAGCTTCACGCGGCTGGTTTATCCTATCAAGGAATTCATTGATGAGCTCCGCAACAGTAGCGATGGCATCCCCCTACTCATCTTAGTGGCGTTTTTTTGTGCTGAACTTCTTGTCGTCTTCTACAGCACGAGCCTCAAAGGGATCCTTCATTCTGCTGGCTTTTCGGGTAGTGGAACAACTTCCACGGAAGGCTGCCCAACTTCTTCTTTGGTGAAGCTCTCGGGGAGCACATAATCAGGACGTGACGTCATGAATTCACCAAAAAGACCTGCGTAATCTCTTACGTGCTCTTTGCTGGCTTTGCCATCATAGCCGGAGCGAGCTTGGCGAAAGTAGAGCAGACCCTTAAGATCTACAGTGCTACCCGATAGTGATTTGTGTTTCTCGTCTGCGAGGTAAAATCCGTCTTGCATATAAATCTCTCCAATTGCTTTAGTTCGTACTCGTGTAACCGACTGCGCAGCATGTTGTTGCTGTCGCCGTCGTTCCCATTGCAAAATTAAATGCGGTATTTGTGTTCGTTCGTAAAGGGACTGGCAATGCATGCGCGTAGTACGCCACGCCGTCTAGTGTCGAGTTGCCAACAGCTCCCACATATATCTGAGTAGCTCCGTCCTTAAATGCCATTGAGGACGCGACTGCTGCAGTGTTGAAGCACGAGATTGATGTAACGTATATTCTTACGCCTGCCCCGCCTGCTGCCTTAATCACAACGTCAGTAACGCCGACATTAGACACTGAACATGATTGCCATGTATTGGCGGCTGTACCGTACGGCGAAAACGAGGTATCGCCACCCGGAGCAACCATAACAACCTGCTGGTTACCGTAGATGTCGACGTTCGCCCGCTCCATCGGTGTACCGGGTGTCGGAAATGCTCGAGGCGTTGCAGCATTTCCAGGCTTAACCTGAAACCCATCAGAAAGCGCGATACCCGGCCATAGTGCGATTACTACCAGTAGTTTTTTCATTAGCTGCAGATCCAACCGGTAGACGTAAATTGCACGCAGATAATCGGCTTGATACCCGTAAGAGCTGCAAACACCGCGTCAACTGCAGCACCGTTGATCGTGTCACTACCCGCAACGGCTGGAAAGATAAGAGGCGCCCCGGCAGTTGTATTGAGCAAGATATGCACCCGGCCAATCGTATTTACGTTTGCATCTGGAAGCGTCCATGCAAGGACACCATTTGCGCCCGTGATACGATGAACGTAATTTGTTCCGCTCAGTGCAGCGCCCGTAGCCTGATTAGTCCCAGTTCCCGCAACTGTCTCAACATTATCTTGAGCTATAATCGCGCCGTTCTGTTTGCAAATCCTAAGTTCCTGGTTAGGAGTAAACGCATTGCCCAAAAATTGAGTGCAGGCATCAGCAAGAGCCACGCTCGAACTGACCAGAACAACTGTAAGTAGCGTTAGAATTCGTTTCATTTTATACCTTTCTAGTACGTCCGGGACTTCGTGTTAGCTCTTCTGGGTTAATCTCGAGGGTCTCAACTGGCTCGCTCTCTTCTGTCGCTTGTACTGCTTTTAGATCAACAGACCTAACTTTACGTCCACTAGCTCGGAGTGATTCGAGCTCTGCTTTTAGTCGAGCGTTCTCGAGCTGCATTCGGTCGGCTTTACCAGCCTGACCATCAGGGGAATTGATTTTGAGCCATTGTTGAGCAAGGTCTCGAACTTCAAATCCAGATTGGTCTTTAATCTGCTCGCAAGAAACTTCGTCCATTTCGGCGACCTGCTCGAGGGTGTGAATCCCGAACATATGAAGCTCCATAACAGTCTGGGGCTGTATCCATTCGAAGTCTTCGATGGAATGACCATCCGGCAATTTACCATCACGAAAGTACCTATACTGCCGGTTAAATTGCCGCTTCGAGAATGCATCAGCTACGTCCTCTTTGATGTTGGTATCGCCTCTAGTCTCGACACGAATCATCTCTTTGATTTCGTCGAACGCGTCTTTAAACGGAATTCCCGTTCTAGGGTCAATATCAAATGCAGGCTTGCCTTTCTCATCTAAGGCTCGAACAGGCTTGCCGTTTGGATGCGTTGCAATCTCGCCATCATCGCGCTTTACCCAAAGTGGTCTAGCCCTAAACGACATCACCTTAACGCGAGAAAACTTTACGTTCTGCTTGCCCGATTGTTTGAGTGTTCCATCGGCATTGATTTGAACATCAGCCAAAAGTGGATTGTCAAATGTTTCTATTCCGTCCATGAGATTCCTATCAAAAGGGGAGGAATTACCCTCCCCCCGTTAACTACACGCCCACGAACATCCGTGTGCTGGCAGTGCATGCAGTATTTGCCGTAGAACCACCCACAGTGGACGAGAGAGTGAGACCTGCAATCAACGTCGTTGCTGCGTCATCAACCGATCCCGCCGTTGCCGTTGTGTAGAGCTTAGTACCCAACACAGCCAAAGTGAGCGCTGAGACCTTGAATGTTGTCGCACCGTCTTCGCGAAGGAAGAAAGGTCCAACCGGAGCGTAACCGAAATCCCCTGACACAAAGTCAAACTGTGGCACTACAATATCCGCCACGGGCCCGACGGACGCAGCGAGCGCCGTCGTGAGAGGTTGGATGGTTCCGTCCGCCCTGCTAACAATACAAGCCTGGAAGGCTGTAATCGTAGCTGAGGCCTTAACGTACATCCACGTGGCGCCCTTAATGTTAATCTCTTGCAGTAGAGCATTGAGCGATGTTGATCCATCACTCGCATTTAGACTGTATTTGGCTGAAGCTGTCATGATTTTAAATTCTCCAGTTTATGAGTCGTACATAACGGCGTTAAGTGCTGGGTTGTTCATCGTGAGATTCCCAATTCCCAGTAAAATCGCAGCTTCGACTAGTTGGTTAAATGACGTGCGCTTATTGAGAGGCTGGAAGTTGTACCCGTTGTACATCTTGAGCTTGAAAGTATTGGTGTTGAGTAGATATCCACGGTCCGCCGCGATATGCGAAAGTCCCGAAAATAATTTACCGCCCGCCAGTACAATCGTAATCCCTTCAATAACGAAGTTATCGAAGTTCGCTTCGTACATTTCTTTATCAACCGTTATTCTCGACTTACCGGAGAACGAATCAGCTGCAGCGTTGAAGTACGTATTGCCGAATAGTCCGAGGTCCGGCTTGTCAGTACCGCGAACAATCAAGTTTTTGACGTAGCGGGTACGCGATTCGATGTTACTCGAATCGGTAGCAGAGCCGAACGTCGAAACTAGGTTCACCGATGAGTGCCGAAGCGCCGAATAGGTAGCTCTCGAGAGCCCACCAATCGTACCAGTTGAGTTTGTGTCAGGTAGGTATCCTCGAATGCCCGCAAAGGCCTTGCCGCCGTAGGTAGTGCCATCACCCTGCATCATGGCCTCCATGACGTTCCAGGTGGATTCGTCAGCCACCTCTTGCCGCTCGTCCATGAGGTCCAGGAAAGCGCTCGGACCTTGGTTCTGAGCTTGCTCGAGCTCGTTGATCACTGTTGGCGTAACGATAATTTTTGGAGTGAACTGGAATGCCGCGAGGGTGTTGTTGTAACCCATCGCTATCTCTTCATCAGCGTCAATCAGCTGCACGTACTGATTCTGAGCAATCCGGATGTTTTCGGAAATAAAGCGTCCGCCGGAAATAGTCTTGATATTTCCCTTTTTACGCAACTTCCAAATGAACGGAATGTGATCCGCTACGGCATCAGCGGGCTTTTTTTCCCGGAGTTCCCAAGTGGTCGAGTATATGTCACTAAAATTATCTGGCACTTAAAGCCTCCTTTTTACAGGAAGCCTAAGTTCTAGTGCTCCCTGTTGAGTTCTATAGCCTTAATCAGAGCAGCCCTATTTGAGAGCTTCCCTGAAAGGTTCGAGTCATTGACTCTAGGTGCGGTTCTGCCTGGACTTGCAGCGGACGCACGCCGTGATTTATCGATGTGTTGTTGAGTGCTTTGTGTGGAG